TCCATTAGTACGAAGAGTTTTTGGAGAAATTGTTGCTAAAGATTTAGTTTCAGTTCAACCAATGAACTTACCAGCAGGATTAATCTTCTATTTGGATTTCCAATATGGAGATGGTCAAGGAGGTAAAACAGCTGGAGAATCACTTTATGGTGCTACAGCAGATATGACAAGAACAGACGGATCGTTTAATACAGGTCTTTATGGAGCAGGTCAGTTTGGTTATACATCAATGGCGATATCTGGAGCATTAGTAGCACCAGTAACAGCAGCTGTTACTTTTGGTGATGCTTTACAATCAGACAGTGATTTCGCTTCTGGTTCTGCAATAGCAGGATACTATGGTACGAATGATAATGCAGATACTGGAAAAATGAGTTTAGTTCAAATTCCAACTTCAAATATACCTGATTATGATGCTAAAGGAGTTAGAGCTTTTGACATCGAATTTGATGGAGATGGTTTAACAGCACCTACTGTATATCCACAATTTACTAGGATTAATGGATCAAACATTGAATTTGTTATCCTAAAAAATGGAGCAGAAGATGCTCTTGGAAATGCTACAGTAAAATATCACAAAGGACCAGACAACTTAGACAATGTTGGTGATTTTGAGGACTCGGATGCTAACACAACAACATCACAAGGGTTTACAAACTCATCTTTAGAAATACCAACAGTTGATGTTCAGTTAAGAAGTGACACAGTTGCTGCTAAAACACGTAAATTGAAAGCACAATGGACTCCTGAGTTCGCTCAAGACTTGAATGCTTATCATTCAATTGACGCTGAAGCAGAATTAACTTCTATGTTATCTGAATATATTTCAATGGAAATTGATTTAGAAATCTTAGATATGCTAATTAAAAATGCTGATACTGTTGAAGGATGGAGTGCTACAGTTGCAAAAGATGTAGTTGCAAGCTCAAACCATACTTCTGGAGGTACAGCTAATGCAACATTCACATCAACAATTAATGATGCTGGTGTATATTATACAAAAATGTCATGGTTCCAAACTTTAGGTATTAAATTACAAAAAGTTTCTAACTTGATTCACCAGAAAACATTAAGAGGTGGTGCTAATTGGATGGTATGTGGTCCTAAAGTATCTACAATTCTTGAATCAATCCCAGGATTTGCTGCCGACTCTGCAGGAGACGACGACAAATACAACATGGGTGTTCAAAAAGTTGGTGCTATAAACAACCGATATACTGTTTATAAAAACCCTTATATCACAGAAAATATTATTTTAATGGGATATAAAGGAAGCCAATTCCTTGAAACAGGTGCAGTATTTGCTCCTTACATTCCTTTAATTATGACACCTCTAGTGTATGACCCAGCTTCATTCACACCAAGAAAAGGTATCATGACTAGGTATGCTAAGAAAATGGTACGACCTGACTTCTATGGTAAGGTATATATCCAGGATTTAAATGATATGTAATAATTGATTTTAAAATCTTTTCTAAAGAGAGCCGCATTAGCGGCTCTTTTTTTATATTTATATCTGATAAACAATATAGGTCACTATTGTTTTAACAATATAAAAACGGGGAAAATGGCCTCTATGGATTGACCACTATAGTTGTATCCCTATAATCTCATAAAAAAATTTAAAAAAATGGGAGTATACAATAAATCTTATTTAAAAACTAAGAACAGAACTTTTGATAACATACTTGATAGCTATGTAAATCGAGTAGATGATGATGCATCATCTAATTATAATATTCGAAAAGGATACAACAGGTATTTTCTTGAAGAATATTTTTCACAAACACCAGGTGTCAATGGAGATTTAGCTAGTGGTACTGAGGCAACAAGAGTACCTCGTAATAGACATTTTGAAATTCTTGGAACAAATGGAACTTCAGCATTAGCAACATTTGACCACGAATATTCAGGAGTAACACTAACAACTGATACAGCAGACAATGATCAAATGATTATTGTTCCACATTTAGATACTAAACAATCTGCTTGGGCAGTAGCAGGTATGTGGGATTCACATAAAGAAGTTGATTGGTCAGCAGCTATTACTACAGGAGGTACTATTACTACTTATTCAATCTGGGCAGGATTAAAATTAACAAATACCCCTGTATATGCAACTGATACAGATCAAGCTTACTTTATATCTGGTACAGATGATGATCATGGTGCCTTTACTACTAATGGTAATCTTCACTGTGTAGTTAGCTCAGGTGGTACAGATTATATTACTGATTTAGGTATTGCAATTGCAGCTAATACAACATATCATCTAAAACTTTCAATAGATTCAAATTTAAAAGTTTCTGCTTTTGTTAATGGATCACAATATTCATTAACTTCAGCTACTACAGCAGGAGGTGTTACTACTGGAACAGGTACTGATAAATCACCAGCTATAGCTACTAATAAAGCACTTATTCCTTACATTGGAGTAATGTCTCATACTGGAGCAAGAGCTTTAAGAGTACATCACCAAAAAGCTAGTTGTAAATTAGTAGCATAATTATTAATTATCAATTATTTTTTAAAAGAAGAGTCGCGTAAGCGACTCTTTTTTTTATATGTATAATCAAACGTTACATTATATGACTAAACAAAATATCAACAAAAAACCACCAAAAGGTTCTGTAAAATTTTCAATTACTTTATCACAAGAACAAAAAAAAGCAAAAACTGAAATTTTAAAACATCCATTTAATTTTATAGTAGGAAGAGCAGGAAGTGGTAAAACTTTATTAGCAGTTCAAGTAGCTTTAGATCAATTTTTTAAAAGAGAATTTAATAAAATTATCATAACTAGACCAACAGTATCTACGGAAGATAATGGATTTTTACCAGGATCAGAAAGAGAAAAAATGGAGCCATGGCTTGTACCTATTCGTTCAAATATGCGTAAGATTTACAATAAACCACCTATATTAGAAAAAATGGAAACTAGTGAACAAATTGAATTAGTTTCATTAGCACATTTTAGAGGTAGAACATTTGATAATAGTGTTGTTATTGTAGATGAATTCCAAAATCTTACAAGATCTCAATTAGCAATGGCTATAGGAAGATTAGGTAAAGATTCAAAAATGATATTTTGTGGTGATTCCTATCAAATCGATTTAAAAGATAAAAACTATTCAGCATATCATGACATGGCTAAATTAATAAATTCTAATTATGTTTATAAAGCATTATTAAATGATAGTCATAGACATGATGCTATAGAAGATTTATTAGAATTATTGAACGGCTATCATTAATTTTTCGTATTCTTTTTATATTTATACACGAATAACCTAATCTAGATATAAAATGGCAAGAATACCTATATGGCCCGGCTCATCATCATTTAATGATTCATTAAATCCTACTCCTTTTGGGTTTTATGATGATGATACTTCTTTTCGAGATGACGCTGATAAAGTAGCAACTTATATAGTTCAAAGACTAGGTTATCCTTTAGTTGATATTGAATTACAAGATATAAATATTTATTCTTGCTTTGAAGAAGCAGTTACAGAATATGGAAATCAAGTATATACTTTTCAAATAATTCATAATTTACCTAGATTAATAGGAAAATCAACAGGTTCAAAATTAAATCAAGTTAGAATTAGTAGTAATGTTAATATTGCTAACGTAGATGAAGGATCAGGTGGAGGAGGAGCTGCTTATTTAGATAATGAGGGTCAAATACATACAGGATCTTTAGAAGTTAAACAAGGAAAACAAAGATATGATTTATTACAAAATGTAGGATCTACAATAAGTGGTAGCAGTTCAGGGACTATAACAATACAAAGAATATATCATTATGCCCCTCCAGCTATTAATAGATACTTTGATCCTTATGCAGGTACTGGTACAGGTATTCAATCATTAATGCAAACTTTTGGATTTGGTAATTATTCTCCAGGTGTAAACTTTATGTTAATGCCTATATATTTTGATATTTTAAAATTACAAGCAATTGAATTTAATGATCAAATAAGAAAATCTCAATATCATTTTGATATTAATGGTAATAGATGGTTAAAATTATTTCCTATCCCAACAAGTGATTATACTCTTCATTTTGAATATACTGAAACATATACTGATGATGATGGAGCAGAAGACCCTACAATAAATCCAGAAACTGGAGTTTCATCTTCAAGAAGCCAAATAACAGATTTATCTAATGCTCCTTATGAAAATCCTACATATTCATATATTAATTCTCCAGGTAGACAATGGATTAGAAGATATGCATTAGCACTTGCAAAAGAAATGTTAGGTAGTATAAGAGGTAAATATCAAACTATACCTATCCCTGGTGATGTTACAACTTTAGATCATTCAAGATTATTAGCTGAAGCAGAAGCTGAAAAAAATAAACTCATAGAACAATTAAGAGAAGATTTAGCAAAAACTTCTACCTTAGGACAATTAGAAATAGTAGAAGCTGAAAATACAGCAAGATCAAGTGGTTTACAGCAAGATGGTAGATATCAAATTTATATACATTAATGATTAGTTTAAAAAAAATATTATTAGAAGTTTTAAATAACTATAGTGTAGAAGTTGATCTATTTATAGATCCACAATATAACACATATGATATTTTAAATGAAATTAGAGCACTAACAGGAATAACAATTGTAACTATTATAACTCCAGAAGATTATTCCCAAACAGGGGGAGATGAATATATTAGATTAAGAATAAAATTTGTTACAAGAGGAGAAGCTAATGAAATGTTACAAAGTTTTTTAGATGATGCCTTATCTACTAGTCCTGGACCTGAAGAAGATAATATAAGAATACAAGGAATAAAAAATTTAACCTTTAGAGAAGGTACTTTAAAAAAACTATAATGGCTATATTTGGAGGATCAAGAGACATATCATTATTTAAAATAGTTAATAAAGAACTTTTAAAAGACATTATTCAAACTGAAGTTGCTTATTATAAATTTGCTTTAAACCAAACAAAAATAAATGTCTATGGTGAAGCACCTGGAAAAAATTATTATGAGCCTTTAAAAATAGCATGTTTAATAGAAAGAACAGATCAAACATGGTCATCAGATGACTTTGGTTCAGATGTTAATCAAATTCATAGTTTTCGTTTTTTAAAAGATGATTTAATAGAAATAAATTTAGTTCCTGAAATAGGAGATTTATTACTTTTTAGAAATAATTTTTTTGAAGTAGATGAAAAAGTTGAAAACCAACTTTTTATGGGAAGAGACCCTAACTATGCTATTTCAACCGAAACTGTTGATTTTGGAGAAAGTTTATCAATTTTATTAAATACTCATATTTCAAGAGTTGAAAAATTAAATTTAATACCTTTAAGAGGAGGTAAATATCCAACAACTACTAAAGTAGATGGAGGTATAAAAAACCAATAAAAAATGGCTAATGAAAAACAAATAAATCCTAGAAGACCTATACCTTTAGGTCAATATGATAAACTTAGAGAAAACCTAAGATCAGGTTTTGCTGAAGGATTTCCTGTTCAAAATTTCCCTTCTATCGATAATAGGCCTCAAACAAATAGAGCTAATTCTACAACTAGAAAAGATGATACTATAAGAGATGTTTCTGTAGGATTACAAGATCATGATGAAGCTATAATGTATTATTTCAATAATGTTATGAGACCTTCAATAATGGTTAATGGAAATAGAACTAATGTACCTGTAATATATGGAGCTCCTGAAAGATGGAAAGGAGTCCAAAGAGATGGATATTATAGAGATAAAGAGGGTAAAATCCAAGTCCCTCTTATTATGTTTAAAAGAAATGGTATTGAAAAAAGAAGAGATTTAGGTAATAAATTAGATGGTAATAATCCACAACTTTTTTATACTTTTGAAGAAAGATATACAAGACAAAATCAATACGATAATTTTTCTGTTTTACAAGGAAGAAAACCTCAAAAAGAATTTTATGCTTTAGCAATTCCTGATTTTATAAAACTAACATATACATGTACTATTTGGTGTGATTACATTACTCAAATGAATAAATTAATTGAAATGATTAATTATACTTCTGATTCATATTGGGGTGATAAAGAAAGATTCCAATTTAATACAAGAATAGATACCTATGATAATATAACAGAAATAAATCAAGGGGATAATAGAATTGTTAAAACTAATTTTGGTTTAACTCTTCAAGGATATTTAGTACCAGACAGTATTAATAAAGAGCTTGCTGCTGGAAATCTTAAGAAAACTTTTAGTAGATCACAAATAATATTTAAACCTGAAATAATAACTACTCCTTCTGGAACTCCTATGACTAGAGAAGAAATTAGAGGAAAAGGAGGAAATTTAGCTGAAAGTATAGAACAAATAGGTAAAGGTGTAGGCTATCAACGTTTAGGAGAAACAAATGCAATAAATTAATAAAAAATGACAAAACAAACAAGAAATACATTAAAAGGATACTTTGAAACAGGTGATGTTCCTAATCAACAAAATTATGCAGATGTAATGGATTCATTTGTAAATTTACTAGATACAGATCTAGATCCTCAACATATAAAAAGTGGAATAAGTTCAAGTGGAATATTATTTGTAGGAAGTCATATAACAGCAAGTGGAAATATAAGTGCAAGTGGAGTTATAAGTGGTTCATCATTTATAACAACAGGAAGTATAGTTGCTTCTGGAAATATAAGTTCTTCTCTTACAGGTTCTTTTAATATCTTAGGAGTAGGAACTGATACTCCAGGAGAACAATTAGAAGTAATAGGAAATATAAGCGCAAGTGGATTTATAAGTGCTTCATCTTTTTCAGGAGTTATAGATGCAGGAGCTCAAGCAACAATTACTACAGTAGGAACCTTAGAATCATTAACAGTAACTGGTGATATAACAGCAAATGGAAATATAATAGGAGATGATGGTACAGACATTACAAATATACAAAATCTATCTTTAGATACTCTTTCTGCAGATGCTAATCCTAACACTAATGTAGAAGTAGGTGGTACTGCATTAAATTTTAATGTTGATGGGACTGAAACCTTAGCAATGTCTACTACAACATTAACAAGTGGAATGATATTAGATTTAATAGGCACAACAGATGCATCTGATGCAACAGGAGATACAGGAACTTTAAGGTGTGAAGGAGGTGCAAGCATTGCTAAAAAAGTATATATTGGAACTGATTTAGATGTAAATGGAACTTCTAATTTAAATAATACAGATGTTGATGGTACTTTAGTTGTTGATGGAACAAATATATCTTTAGATTCAACAACTACTTTAAATATAGATAATTCAAATACATCAAATGGAATAACAATTGGTACTGCAACAAGTGGAGTACCCATATCAATAGGACATACAACTTCAACAACAACAATTAATGATAATTTAACAGTAACTGGAAATTATTCATCAACAAATGGAAATATTGACTTAACTAATGGAGTTTTTAAAGGTGATAATATAGGTCCTTATCTGAGGGATAAAATACTTTTATTACCTACTGATTTTTCAATATCTAATAATGGAACTGCTCAAGTATATGCTGAAGATGGAGCTTTTACTAAACCAACTACTACTGCTCAAAAATATGTTGCTTCTTATGTTGTTCCATCTGGTATGACACCAAGATTTATAAGAATTTATTCAAGTATTGCTGATGTTGTTACAGCTACTGTATTTGAAAATAATATTACAAATGGAGTTTCATCAACATTGTGTTCAGATGTAGGATCTAGTACAGGAGAAACTGCATGTGGGGGTAGTGCAGGTGATGGACTTAAGTATCTTACTGTACAATTAACTTGGTCAAGTGCTACAAGGACTTTCTTTGGAGGTTACATTACAATGCTATAAACTAATAAATGAATACTTCTAGAAAAAAAATATTAAAATGGAAAGATAAAATTTATCCTTTAAAATGGAATGAAATACCACCATCATATATAACAATAACTTGGAATGATGTTCATTTACTTAGAAAAGCAGCAGGTGAAGATTTTAACACTTGGGAACAAAAAGATAAAAATAAATTAATAGAATTAATTTTAAAATTAAATGGTAAAACCATTACAGAATCTAAACGAAAAGAAATTAAACAATATAAAATAAAAGTTAGTGATATTAAATTAGCAATTAATAATATATCAAATGTAGAAATAATGACTGAAAATATTAAGTTTTAATTATAATTTTATATTTATATATAGATACAATATTTTTACTTATTAATAAAATAACAAATAATGAAACAACTATTAAAAGAAAGATTCCAACAATTAGCAGGTATTAAACCTTTATATGATCTAAATGAACAAGAAGAAGAAAAAGAAATAACTCCACAACAACAATACGAATATATTCTAACATTTGCAGAAAATGAAGGATTTGAAGAAGCTGATTGGCCAGGTCAGGTTCAAAACCTTGATCCAAATCCAGCGGATAATATAATTATATTTCAAACAAGATGTATAGAGGAAGGTAATTGTATCAAAGAAAAAGGGGATGAAAAAACACCATATCTAGCAGTATTTATTCCACCAGGTAAGTACCTGGGCGATGAAGGTGGCAAAGGATTTGCTAATGATGAATTTATTAAAAAAATTCAAGAAAAATTTATTGTTATAGATAAAAATAGTTCAATTCAAAATAATGCATATGTAGAACTAGATATAGATATACAATCTCCAGTAAGATAATAAAATAATATGAAAAAACAACTCACAGAAAGATTTCAAAAATTAGCAGGTATAAAACCTCTATACGAACTATCACCAGAAACAATGGCTAGTGCTGCTGTAAAAGCAAGAGAAAAAAATAAATTCTCACAATCAACTACTTTTGATAAGGGAGTTTTAGATAAACTTGCTTCTGATTTAGAAGGTAAAACATTAGCAAATGGAAATTTAAAAGTCGACTCTATAGATGTTGATCATCCAAAAGATTTTACAAAAGATTCAGAAACAGGTGAATATGCAACAGATGAATTTGGATCTATAGAATTTGATGTTGATTCTACAATAAAAATATATGTATCAGTTCCAAAAGAAAGAGTAGGTGGTTTTTTAGGAATAGGTGGTTCAGACGAATATACAGGTGATTATAGCCCAGATCGTGCAACAGACCCAGAATTAGAAAAAATTGCAACAGATAGAGCACAATATGATGCAGATGTTGATGCTGCTTCAGCTACAGGAGATAAAACAGCAGGTGATAAATTTGAAAGAGATGCAGACATAGATACTTTTGGATTGATAAAATATCATGCTAAAGAAGATAAATTTACATTAGAACCAAAAGAATTTTGGGATAGAGCAGGACAGGGAACTGGAGGATATTCAGCAGGTTATGCTTTTATGTCTTCAGAAGATCTTAAATGGTTACAAGAATTAGTAAGAGCATATAATCCTGTATCAGATTTTGGTAATATGACTGATAATAATATGCAGTCTGTTGGTGAAAAATATAACCTTATACTTCCATATGGAGATAAAAACTACCAAAAAACAGCTC